GGAGACCGGCCCCAATCGCCGGAACCGTTGAAAGACTGAGTGTTCCCATTGTCCACGTAGAAAACATTGCCGGTGGTAGTCAGGGCTTCCAGTAAAAGACCTGTCGCCCCGTATCCGCCGAAGTTATAGACCTTCAGCTTCTCATCCCATTCGAGGGGACTGTATCTCAAATTTTGTCCCATTTCCTTTCTCCTTTTGTTGTCGGCCTTGGCAAAGAGCAATGGCAGCCTTGTGCCGCTTTGAGACTGACATCGCTATGGACATTCCTCCCCCTCATGAGGAATATCGGAGTGTGGTTAACGGGTTGCTACCCCACCATTCTGGCAGCTAGCTCAGGGTACAGACAGGCGACTCCAAAAAGAATATCCATTCTCAGAATTTCCTCGTCCTGATCGATGTCATACGCTTTGACTACCCTGATCGAAAGCCCCATCTGCTTGTCGGTGACTCTCGCGCCCCAGGTGTTGGCTGGCATGGCGATAGGCATCGTTACGAGCGCGAAGGCGTTCGGGTGGAAAATGAGGTTCATCGGGTATTCCGTGGACTCCGTTCCCACCATGTTGATGGACGCGTCGTTCGGGGGAAGCCGGGTCATGTTCTTGTAAGACCCGGTGCTTCTCATGCCCTCAGAGGTCGAGGACATAACGTCGATGGTGACGTTCCCGGCAGAATCGGCAGTCTCGTCGTTCAGGCTCACAAACTGCTTGAGCTGCCCGGTGCTGACCCGGCTCTTGGGGTTGACCGCGTAGACGTAGGACGCGGCTCCGCTCCCAACGGTGAACACATCGCCTGCCTTCAGAACGGCGGCTGAAGCGTTCCATCCATCGGACTGAATCTGATACGAACCCTCCTGGATGTTCGTTCCAGGATCGTCGTCAACGAGCGGGGTGCAGCTTGTCGTGAATGCCCCGGTCGTATGCCGCCTGATATTCTGATCCATGTGGATATCGAGGTTCGCAATGGTCCCAAGGTATCCCTTGGTCAGAATGTCGTTGGCGGGTTTGGAAGCGAAGGTGCCCTTCAGCCCATCGGCAATCGCCCAGTGAGCGGCGGGGTTGATGACTGCCACTCTCGGGGAAGGAGCCGCAAGCTCATCAAGAACTTGCTGGCAGGCCCCAAGGTCGGAAAAGTTCGACGGTGTGGTTCCGGGGGTTCCCTTCTGGGAGAACACGTCGTCATACAGCCCGGTCAGGTCGTAATCGACGGTATTCGCCAGTTCCGCAGCGGCAGGCTGGATGTACCTTTGACTGTACTCCTCGATGGTCATGGTGAGTTCGACCGAAGAGAAAGCCCAAGTGACATGCGCCTGAGTCGCAACGGTCAGGGTTTCTTTGTACTCAGTGACGTTCTCATTGCTTCTGGCTTGCGCCTTGGTCACGGTGAACTTGTTGGGCTTCCTGATGGACACGGAAGTTCCAACCTTCTTGAATTCGTTCTTGTACTCCTTGTAAACGAGTTTCCCCATCACAAGGCTGTTGGTCAGCATCATCAATGCTTCTTTGGCAATGATGGTCGGGGTGAGCAGCGTATTGGTGGATGGCATGATCTATCTCCTTCTTATGCCACCCTGCTCTTCTTCATCCCGTCCCGCGTGTAGCCGCGTTGTGCGTAGTATTCTCCGATGCTGGCATCTTCGAGGGTCTTGGAGACCTTGCCAGCACCACCTACAGGCTTGATGGGAGGGGGAGCGGATGGCGGTTTCGGTTTTTTGCTGTCTTTGGGAAGTTCGGTATCTTCGCCTCCGGTGGAGGCTTTCACTTCCGGCACGTTGTCGATGAATTGGGCTTCGATGCGCCCAATCTCCCGTGCGATTGCGACAGGCGATTTGAGGGAAGCGAGCTTCTTGGCGGTCTCGGGGTTCTGGCCCAGGTGATAGAAGATTTCAACGGCATGGTCGGAGTCACTTGCGGCATTGAAGGTTTCCTCTGTAAGAGGCACCGCACCAACGACTTCCAAAAAGTCGGGGTAGGTCTCCTGACCAAGATCGACTATCCTCTTGCGGGGATCTTCGTCCGGTTCCTGTTTCTTCTCTTCTTTGGGCTTTTGCGCTTCCTGAGACTTCGATTCGTATATCTCGGTCTTTGCCGCCCACTTGCCGAGCGCCACTTGGTAATCGTCCACGTTCTCAAAATCCTCTGCCTTCGGCTTTTCGGATTCGAGCTTGGCTTTCTCGGCTTGCACCTTCTGAGCGTTCAACTCATCTTCGAGTTTCTTCGCTTTCGCTTCGGCGGCTTCGGCCCTTCGTATCGCCTCGTACTTCTCACGGGTAGCCTTGTTGATCCGTTTTTGAATGGGATCAGGCGCGGCCGCAGGGGGTTTTTTGTCTTTCTCCCCCTCTTTCTTTTCTTCAGGCTTCTCGCCAGAGGGTTTGTCGGTTTCCGGTTTCTCTTCTTTCTTCCCGTCAGGCGTTTCGCCAGGCTTTGCTTCTTCCTTCTTTTCTTCAGGAGACTCTTCTTTCTTGTCGTCTCCAGCAGGTTTGTGAAATACGGAATCGGGAGACACGAACATTTCGCTGTCTTCGTCAGTTACCGCGATGTCTCCGTCCGCTATCCGCTGCGCGTCGGACTTTTCATCCGGCGTGTCTGCATCCTTCTCGGTCGGTGTGTAGGAGACATCCTCCACGATGCCCGTGCTGTCCAATCCGTCATTTTCGCCAATGTTTTTTTGCGTCGGCATACTCTCCCCCTGAGTAAGTGAAAGCGGTTTAGAAACAAAAAAGCCGGGAGCGACCGGCCAATTTCTTGACTGATCGCTCCCGGCTTCAGGTAACTATTGCTAGTCCTGCAAGGTACGGAAGACAGGGTTTAGTGGGATGTCCCCGGTGCGCTTTCGCGTCTTATTGGTGTTATCTGCAACACACTCCGGTTGTCGGCTATTGCCGAGCCGTCAGTTGCGCGATACATCCCGCCCTGCCGTTGCAACGCTACTTCACTTGTTCGTGTTTTATGACTTTCCCGATTCCTCCCTCAGTAAAATGGATCTCAAGCGACCCCGTGAATTTGCGCGTCACGATCTCTTTCAGAATGTCGAATAGACGCTGAAGGCTAAAGGCCATATTCCCCACACGCCCACCATTCCTTTGTCTTGACTGCCTTGACCATCCCGCCCCTGAAGTACCCCATCGGGTCTCCGTGGGCAGTCGTGTTCAGTCTTGGTACTTCCACGTCCCTTCCGAAGTGTGACTTTACGATGGACGGCCACCACGTTTCCGCCTCTTCTAGTTTGACACAATGGACGTTCTCGGGAATCTTCCCGTTCAGGAACAGGTACTCATGCTGCGGTTTGAACTCATCCAACGGTTTCGCAAGCCAGTATTCATAGAAGAACTCGTTGAAACTGACGGTCTTGAATCGCGTCCTCTGCGAGAACTGCCGCCTGTACTCGTAAATGCTCACGGTCCGGCTGAACGGGTTGCGGATATTTGCGTAAACCACGTATTCCGAAAACTCCGGGAAATTCTTTCTCGAAAGCGGGACGTGCTTCTTCCCCACCTGCTCCCACTTGTACGGCAAGGACTCCAGCATTTTGCAGATGGAAGTCCCACCCGCCTTGTTCATGTGGTAGAAGGCGAAGTGTTGGTGGGGAAAGATCATCATACGAGAAGACGGCTCCTGTTCTCAAACCGCTGGACCTGCTTGTCCATTTCGTCCAGCTTCTTCTTGAGTTTCCAGGCTTCGCCCTTCCGCTTGGTCTCTTCGAGCTTGGACATGAACATGTCGAACTCGGCCCGGAGTTTGTGGTACTTCTCAGTCAGCCGCTTGTTTAGTGCGCTAATGGATTCAATCGCCTGCTTCGCAACGATAATGGCGTTCTCCTGCTCTCGGATATGCTCAACGAGTTTCAGCACTCTCGGTTCGCACGTATCGCAGAAACGGAACTCATCGAGCATTGGGTCTTTGTCTTCACTCATTTCCTGCCCCTCATCTGTTTTTCCATTTCCTGTGTAGCAATATATTTAACTTGGCTATGAAGGTAATCTTTTTCTGGATCAGTCAAGCCCATGCTATCTATATCTTTAAGGTGTTCAATTCCTTTGGCTATAGCATTTAGTTTCTGTATATTTATTTGTTCACCTTGTTGTGCAAATGGACTTTTACCCTTTGCGATTCTGTACCTTGCGTAATCCATGGCCTTTCGTACAATGACATCGTTTGGCTGGCCGCCAGATAGCAAATGATTGACTTCCTGCTTTGTCAGTGTGGGGACTAGGGATGGAATTTCGATCTCTCTTCCATCAAGATTAACGCCAATGGATATTTCAGTTGAAACTTTCCCGTCCGGTCGCTTTAGTTCCCCCAGAAATCCTAATCCCTTTGGAGACCCATCTGATCGCGCCCCGTAGTGGTTAGGTATAACATTTCCGTCTTGTCCTGGAACAATCACTTCTGGGCCATTCTCTCCAACAATGTACGGCTGTCCAGCATTCACAGGACCACCGTATTGTCTGCCCTCTATAGGACTGCCGCCTTCCCCTCCCATGTCCGCCACTTTTCCCTGGAGCGCGGTCGCTTCCTTGGCAAGCCGGACCTGCTCTTCCTTGAGCTTCAATTCTTCCTGCTGCACCTTCAGGTTTTGCTGCTCCACCTTCAGGGCTTCCTTCTGACCCTCAAGGCTCTGCTTGAACTCCTCCACGGCATCCTGAATCATCCGGGCAACCATCTCCTGTGTAAGCGGAGGCTGTCCGCCCTCCATCTCCCTGACTTCAGGCGGAAGCAGAGTTTCCAGTCTCTTGACCAACTTCTCACCACGCGGGATGTCCATGTAATCCACAAGCACGTCCGCAATGAGCGGGGCAATCTGCGGGGCATACTGCATGATGGCCTGAAGCCTGTCCAACGCCTCTTGTCTCTGTGTCGCGTAAGAAGGACCGGTCTGCATGATGATGTCGTGCTTACCGACTGTCAGGTCAACCTTCGGCTTCTGCTCCCCGTTCTCACCTTCTACAGTACGGTTTACGTCTTGTGTGGTGATGGTCTTCCCATCAATGCCGAGCATCTTGATTACCCTGGCCGTGTCGTAAATCTCCGGCCTCATGCTCTCGATCACGCGCCCGACTTGACGAATGGCCCTCACAAGGTTGTCATGATAGGCGAAGGTAACGGCATCGTCCGCCGCTTTCCTTTCCCGTATGGCAAGCCCGGAGGTCTCGTTCGATTTCCTGCCAAGGGACGCTTCGTGAAGCCCGATGATGTCCTTCTTCTCGATCTGCCGTTGCGCTCCCTGCTCTACAAGGCCGGATGGAATCTGAGGGGGAACCTCACGTCTAGGAAACACCCCAGGCATTTTTTCATCAGGGTTAGCATACAGAACTGGGGAATTGTCTGTGTTTGCTTGTCTCCATTGTGACTCGAATCCTTCAGTCATTCTAGGAGTTGCAATAAATGGGGCCTTTGGCTGAAGGGCCAGCAGTTCCGTGATGGCGCTCTGCGTGTAGATATACATCCGCTGCGGGTCTTTGGCGTACCGGAAGAGACCGCGATAGAGTTTCTTCCCGTTGACGTTCGCCTCTTTCCCCCAGACAGGAATGATCGGCCACAATTTCCCTGGTATCCGAATCGGACCTTCCAGAACAGCCGTACCAGAAATCTTCCGCCACACGATATCGAAGTCCTCGATCTCCCGTTCCTTGAGGATGGTGATTCCTTCAGCCGGTTTCTCTTTCAGGACTTCGTAATCTTCCTTCTCCTGATTGAAAATCAGGTAAATCTTCTTGGTCCCCTTGCGCTCTTTCCTGAACCACTCCGCAATCCGAACGGTCTTGTCATGAACGGAGTACCAGTCCTTCAGGTTCTCGGGCAACTTCTCGGCCTCGAAGTCGATCACTTGGGCATCGGGGTAGTCTTCCTTGAACTGATCTACCGGAATGTCGTCCAGCAGGAACATGAACTTTCCATCGTTCTTGTGCCAGAGCCTTGCCCGTGGGTCGAACAGGACGTTCAGGGAATTATCGACAGGGGAAATCCTGATCTCCTGATTGAAGGCGTCCACCACGTTCCGATACTCGTCCTTGATGTTACCCTCGTTGTCGAACACATCCTCGTTCTCGTACTGCGTCAGCACCCGGATGGCCCCGCAATACCCACGCGCAGCCGCATCCTCAAGGGCCATGTCATACGCTACATGAGCGTCTGAAACGTGCTCGATGTAGCGGATAAGCCCGCCCACGATTTCCGCCTTCTCGGGGTCCGTGTTGGAATCGACCGGCATGGCCTTGATACCCGCCCGGTTCATCCTCTGCGCGGCAGTCACTTTGTCGAGAAAGACAGGGAGGTCATTGGCGTTCAGGCAGGGACGGCCGGCGCGGTCGTTTTTGACAGTTTCGTCCCATTGATCCTCGGAAAACACGAAGGTTGAGTCTTCAACGGCCTTCTCCCGGTTGTCCTTCTCGAATTCAATGGCCGAGTTCGCCTGCTCTAACGCCGTTTTTATGAGGTCTTTTTCATCCATTTCAACTAGCCATCCATGCCGTCTCTACATTGTGGTCTCTGACATTGTGGTCTTCCGGCCCTCGCTCGATCTTCCTGGGGAGCTTGTCCATCATCTGCCTTGCAATCTGAGCGGTAGTCACCCGGTCGTCATGGCACCCCGCCTCAGCCCCGAACTTCCCCGATTTCTCGATATAGGTCCGCATCTCAGACACCGTTTCCCTGCACCGAATCGTTATGACACCTTCGCGGCATCCGTCCAGAAGCCCGTCAGCCATTTCCGGCTTTGTCTTCTTATTCGTGCTCCAGCCGTACTCTCCCGGCTTATGGGAGTACATCGGGTATTCCCTGGCCTTCAGGTCTCCCACGACCTTATATCCGTGATTGTTCAACTCGGGACACGCGGTCGCCCGTCCGTACATCTCCCCTACTGCTTCAACCACATCGGAAATCAGGTCGTAATCCACATGCCCATACCACTGGGCGCATTGGTTCCCGGTCCTCCGGTTCCAAACGTCGATGACCGTCTTGTCCGGTTCCTTGTTCTCCTTCTGGTGGATCTCCCGCATTCCTCCGGCAGCATCGACGGTCAGGAAGTAAATCTCCCGTGGGTCGTAAGTCTCCCATACGGACAGGTGCCCGTTCGGGTTCGGCTCGATGACAGGGACTCCCATCCGCCTTACGACATTCCCTACACCTATCGGCTTCAGGCATCCCCGTTCCACCATGTCGCAGAATTCCTGGTTGTAGTGGTTCGACCCCTTAGTCCTGAAGGCTTCAAAAATCGTCAGGGGGTTTTCCTGCTTGAAAAGCCCCACATCCCCCCGGCACTCGTTTTTGATCGACCACTCTCTCCAGTACAGTTGCTCGTTGGTGAGCTTGTACTTCTTCTGAAGCTCCTCCACCCCGTAGTTGATATCTTCCTTCCGGTTCTTTGCCCCAACGACCCTTTGAAGGAAACGCTCCTTCCTCTCGGGGTTTTCAAACTTCTTCTGGCACGATGGGTCCAGAAACCACGGGATGAAAATCAGAATCCAATCGCTGTCCGGGTTGTGGTAAGCGAAGGTGAACTCCACATCCGCCAAAGGCATGTGCGGGGCGAACTCGGAAATCAAGGCCGTGAAGTACGGGTACTTCCCTTCGCTGTAGGCGTCGAACACGTCCCGCTGGAAAGAGTTCCCATACCCTTTACCGGTGGACTCCCTCCATATCTCCGTGTCGGCAGGAGGTCTCGGGACGCACTGGAAAAGGCTTCCAAGGAGTTCGTCTGCATGTCCGGGCCACATCGCCTCTTCGGACCCATGGAGGAAATGAACCCCCTGGGAACGACCGGCTTCCACGTTTTTGGCCGTCGCAAGGCTGTATTCCGACTTCAGCCCCTTGCCCTTACTCCTATCGAACCTCAGTTCAATAGCGTTCGAGGTGATCGTGCTGGGAGCAATGGGGTTCTGCTCCTGCATGAGCTGGACCATGCGGTAGAGAGTCGTGGTCGATTTGTCTTCGTGGGCGATAATGAAAATCGACTGATTGAAATTCAGAGACGCCCTGTGATACCCGCGCCCCCCGATGTAGGTCGATCCCCCGAAACGTCTGTTCTTGAGAAGCATGATCCTGAGAAAGCCCATCTCGGCTTTCCGCTTCTCCGCTACGGCGTGCATGACCCTTTGTCCCGGCCGAAACCTCAAGGGCAAAATCTCAGCCGTGTTGTGGTCCCTGACCTTGATGCAGTCCTTGGCGAACTTCTCGTAATTTTGCTGATAAGACAGTATGGCTTGTTCGACGGGACGAAGTTCGGTCATTCATTCTCTTCCCAAAACAAAAACCCGACCGGCCTGAGCCTGATCGGGTCTGTAGTTGCTGTCTGTTTTATGGTGAAGTGTTGTCGCTAACGACTATGTAGTGTTAGCCCTGCCTCGCCGCGCCTTGCCAAGCCCAGCCCCACCAAGCCGTGCCGTGCCTAGTCTAGCCACGCCATGATTCAAGAAGATGTTGATTCGCTGATCTTGGGTGGCTCAGGAGGAACGTCGAACTTTCTCTTACGGGACGCGTGAAGGATAAAAGCGCCCTTTTGAGCGTTTCGGATTTGTTGATCCTTAGCCTTGTCGCTCAACATTTGGAAGTTGACATGTATATTCACCTTGCACCCCTTCCTTATCCAAGCTACGGCTTTTTCGAAACGCTTGATGACTTCCTTCGTTACTTGGTCATCCGGTACAGATACGGTGTAGCCTTCTCTGTATTTGTTGCTGAGGTGTATGTTGTGTTCCACCAGTAATTCCTGACTGAGGGAGTGAAGCGCGCTCATGTAATCTAAGTTACCCTTTTCGGATTCCTCGATCGTTGTGGGTTCCGGGATGCCCAGAAGGGTTCTCAATTCCTGGTGGCTGTAAAACAGTCCATAGCCTTTCTCTTTGACATCCTCAGCGATGTAATCCACCACTTCATGCCAAAGAGGATGCTTCTTGACTTCCTCCATCTTCCCCTCCTTTCTTGTTTGGTTGCCCTGCCAAGCCCTGCCCAACCTAACCTTGCCAAGCCCGACCAAGCCTCACCAAACCGCGCCCAACCCAGCCGTGCCTAACCATGCCGTACCCTGCCAAGCCGAGCCCGACCCAGTAGCGCCTTACAACTTCACAACATTGAACCTTCCCAGCCTTGGCCGCTGCTCAAGAAGCCCGACGTAGCTCCCGGAATCCTTCGCAATATCCAGGACCGTAGAGAGGTTTATCACTCCGGTATCCACGTACAGGGTGCATTCCAACGACCAATCGTGAAATATCGGCCTTGTCCGAACCACTTGCTGATTTCCGACCTTTACGATTGACGTATGGGCATGATCTTCGAAGAATTTGTCCAAGTCAGGGTTTGGTATCTCCCTGCTCTCCTTGACGCTGATCTTTGCTCCCTTGTAGTTAAGGGGATGAAAGTCTTCCGCTACCATAACCCCGCTTCTGTACAGTTTTCCGTTCTTGTTTCTCTTGGCCCCTTCCCAGAAACATTTGTCTGTGCATTTTGCGGGAATAGCAACAATCCCTTCATGCAAGTACAGCCCGGATTCCCATTCCAGCCTTGCGATTTCCCGGTGATCGTCATCGCTCTTTTTCCTCTTTGAGGTCAGAGCCTTCAGCGCCTTGGCGTAGGCATTTAGCGGATTCGCGGCCTTGTTGTCGTGCATGAGCAACGGACAAGCACCAGTAAGTTTAACTTTCAATTCCTCCATACCATGATTCCCCCCTTCAGAATTTTCCACATGGTATAATAAAGGGAATTAAAAGTCAATCATAGAATGACGGTCACTTCTTTTCCTTCTTGTCGGTAACGGGACGCTCCAACGCATACGGCTCATGCTTCGGTTGGGGAGGATTCTTTTTGAGTACAAGGCCAAGGTGATCCATTAGGAGCATCACCACTTTTCGTATAGGAACCTCCTCGTAAGAAGGCAACATCACGCCTGGCCTTCCACGGGCAAGATTTAGATAGCCCGCTGCATCAGTTGGGAGTGGATTAAAGTCAAAGCAAATGGTCGTTTCGTTACGTAGTTCATTCTTCAGTTTTTCGTTTTCGTCCCACAGCCGTTCAACCAACTTACTGAGCCTCTGAATCTCTTCTCTCTTATTCATTGCATCCCCCCTCCTTGACTTCCATCCCGTTTGTGTCTACAATCCCCTCATCCCACTCTGGAAAGGAGACCGACATGAAAAAGATCCTCTGCGCCGTCGCCCTTGTCCTGCTTCTCGCTTCCGTCGCTTCAGCCCAATACCTTCAGTTCCACCCCGTAACGCCCAACAACCCACCCCCCTACCAGCCCTTCAATCAGTACGAGCACCAGCAGGCCGTCCGGCCCTACACCCAAGTTCCAGTCAGGCCCCTTCAGAATCCCTACGACCAGCAGAGGCAGAACATCAGCCCTCTGGGGAGCTACGCCAACCCGTATTACATCGCCCCGGTAAACCCCCGCTATGACCAGACAGGGAGCAGTTACCGCTAGTAGCTCTTGCCCCTCGACTTGGCATACTCCTTCATGTCCATGTCCTGGGGCCTCTTCTTTCCCTCCACCCCGACAGAGGTAATCTGAATCTCCACCCGATGCCGGGTCTTTTCTTTCCCTTCCCCTGTCCCTGACTCCGAGATGGACACCTCCTTCACGTACCCCACGCCCTGAATCATCACCTGATCTCCTGCGTTCAACTTCTTCAGGGCCTCCACCTTCTCCACCTCATCCTTCCCGAAAGAAAGGCAAAGCCCGTAGGGATAGCGGTCCTGATCCTCGTAAGCCGCAATCGGCTTCATCTCCGCTTCCATTTCCTTCTTCGTCTTCTTCGGAATCTTCAGGTCAACGAGGTTCATCGGTTTCACCTTGCAAAATTGGGTTTGTAATTTTCAGAATCCGGTTTAAGAGAAAATATTCTCAGGGGTTACGGCAGCCCCCCCCTAGAGGCAGAACAGAATCGCCGTCCATCCCCCCATCCACAGGACCGTTGCCAAGATGTACGGGAGGGTAGACATCCATACCTATTCCCCCAGTTTCAGCCATCCGTTATCTACCAGAACGGCCATGAAGCCTTCTTCCAACTGCTCGACTTGCTTCTCTTCAAGACCGATTGTCCATGTCTCGGAAACGCAATGGATGACCTCGTGAATCAGGGTGCCCATGATCTTACTGTCAGCACGTTTGTTCTCGCAGGAATCACCTTCACAAATGCGAATTTCCAGTAGAGAATGGTCGGCTT